ACAATCAACAAAACAGCGAGCGATACTTTGAATGTTGTTGCTTCGGAAAGCGAAGTTTCATCTTCAATTGGCATATCATTTCCGACAAGTCTACCGGAAGCGTGGATCTCCTCTTCTCAATCAGCTACATCGATACTAGCCTTTTTGTCGAGGATCGATACGAATGTTATTGCTATCGCTGAAACCGACACTATCAAAGCTGTCGTATCAGTTGTTGACGCAATTGCTGTTGTCACTCCGGAGATATCAACACCAACCGTTAAGTGCTCACGTGCAGATATCATTGCTGCTGCATTCTCAGAAATTTCTAATATTTCCACTTCGGCAACAAGCATTCATACCAATGATACAATTGCTGTAGCTACTACCGAAAATCAAGCTACATTAGTCAGGTTGTCACGTTCCGATGCTCTTGTTGTTGCAGCCGCTGAAAGTAAAAACTTATCGATTTCAGTTAATACATCGGATATAACAACACTTGCCATTTCTGATGTTAATGCACTCACAGCAAAGCTATCTCGAACTGATACGACAGCTTTAAGTATTTCTGAAAATAGAGCCTTGGTAACTTTGCTGTCACGTTCCGATGCTCTTGTTGTTGCTGCTTTAGACAGTAAAGCCATAAAAGTTTCGCTATCACGTACTGATACAACTGCTGTAGCTATTACCGATACCGGCATAGCCGCGAAAACGCTGATGGTCGTATCATCAGATACAACAGCATTTGCCATCTCCGATGCTAGCACGCTCACAGCAAAGTTGTCTCGCACTGACACAGCAGTTCTAAGTGTCTCTGAAAGTAAGACCACAGCCGTTTCGTTGTCTAGAGCTGACATTAGTGCAATCGTTATCTCTGATAGTAAGACTATAAAGGCCAGTCTGTCTAGGGTTGATCAAACAAACGTAGCGGTTGTTGATGCCAGTGCGCCGAAAGCCTTACTGTTGGTTAATGACATTGCCAACGTAGCTGTTTCAGAAAGCAACACGCTGTTGGGTGTTAAACTTTCACGTGCTGACGGTGTCAATATATGGCTGGGCGTTCTTTCGATTCCTCATTTAACACCAGAAAGAGCCGCTATTTTAGCCAAAGTTCAAACTTCCAACCAGATTGACATAGCGGCTGTTGATATTTCACATCCCAAAGCTATAGTGGGCGTAAATGATCAATGCGGCCTCATTATATCGAGTATCCCGGCTGCAGTCACAGCAGCCTTCCCAGCTGACGATGCACTTGCGATTACAATAACTGAGCAAAAATTTGACATTCCAGTTACACTTCATATCAATGAATCATTGAATTTGGTTCTGGATACGTCCACAGCACAGTTCGTAACACTTTCCGATGCTGATTTGATCAATACCGCAATCATAGATGCTCCAACAGTTTTGGCGCTGCTTAATGTGGATGATGTTACCGCTTTATTGTTCTCTGAAACCAGTAAGTGGGTCATGCCCTTCTATGCTGTTGATTCGTTGAACTTAATTTTAACTGATCCAGCTTCCATTCGATATCCAAACTATATTGCTGGTCAAAGCGCTGTTTGGATGGAATAAATATTCACATGGCAATCGACATTCTCCATGGAACTGGCTATAGAATCGGCACTACTGACAGAGTGTTGGGCAGTCCAACATCCGCAGCTGACGCTTTTGTAGTGTTAAATCAAACTAACAACAAGCTGTTTATTGCTAGTGGTGGTGTCTGGACCAGCGGTGGAACATTTCCTGGTGCACTCAGCCAAAATGACTTTAACGCGTGGTTGCTGTCTTAAAGGAAATAAAAACAATGGCATACCGTTTACCAGGCCCGAGATCTCGACAAGATTTGATTGACTACTGTTTACGTAACCTTGGCTTTCCGGTGATTGACATCGACGTTGATCCTGACCAGGTAGAAGACCGTATTGATGACGCACTAAGCTTTTTCGGTGATTACCATTTCGACGCTTCCGAAAAGCTTTATTTTCCACACCAGCTGCTTCAAAGTGATTTGGATAATCAGCGCATTCTGCTGCCACCCCACATTATTACAGTTACTCGCATCATTCCATTACAAAATACCTCAAATTCGCTTACTATGTTTGATGTTCGCTACCAAATGCGTCTGAACGATTTGTACACCTTTACATCAACCAGCGTTATTCATTATGATTTGATGATGCGACATCTAGCCCTGTTGGAATTTGAGTTCAATCCAGAGCGGTCCATTCGCTTCAACCGCCACAAGCAAGCTATTGGACCAGACAACACACCGTGGGGAATTTTGGAAGTTGGATGGGATTGGCATAAAGATGTTCAGGTGGGACAATTTGTAATTATAGAGTGCTTTGGTATTTTGGACCCGGAAGCCAACAATGACGTTTATAATGATCGATTCCTCAAAGCATACGCAACAGCCTTGATCAAACGGCAGTGGGGGGCCAACCTCATGAAGTTTTCAGGAACCGCGATGTTGGGTGGTGTCACTTTAAACGGCGTAGATCTCTACACACAGGCCAACGAAGAAATCAAAAAATTGGAAGAAGACATTCAGAACAAATATGAATATCCTGTTGATTTTATGATGGGGTAGGTCATGAGTATAAATAACCATGAATGAATTCAAATAAGGAAGAACTCGAAAAACTGTTTTTGGAACAAAACCATACAGTTAGTGAAATAGCTATAATATTGGGTATCGCCAAAAGCACTGCTCAACGTTGGTTGAAATCCTATAATATATCCAAACCTCCTCATTTAGCGGCCATTGCCAGGGGAACACATCACCAAATGAATCGTCCGCAAGTTGACGCAGGCACATACAGTTTGGTGCGTCCTACTACGGAACGGCTTCGTGAGTTGTATTGTGGGCGCAACATGCGTCGTTCTGATATTGCGACTGAATTTGATGTTCCAGTATGGGTGATAAAGAAATGGCTGTCGGAAGATGGTATTATCAAACCGCAATCGCTTGCCTGTATCAACTCTCAACAAACACGTATTGCCACAAATAGCGATGTCAATGAACGAATTGGTTTTGGAGTTGCTGGCGCATGGGCTGATCATCGAGAGGAAATATTGGCCCGTCGAACCGCAACATCGCTTCAACGTTATGGGGTTGCTAATCCAGCGTCTAGTAGTGTAGTTCAAGATAAACGTAGAAAAACCAATGAGGCCAAATATGGTGTGTCTAATCCAATGTTTGATTCAAATATAGTCAGCCAAAATAAATCCGCACGTTTTAAAAAGAAAACTTTTGTTTTCCCATCAGGGAAAACAGTGATAACAGCAGGATATGAAGGGTTTTATTTACGCGATTTATTAGCAGAAGGTTATTGTGAAGAAGATTTGTTATGTGCTAACCAAGGTTTGCCTATTATCCCATATATGCTGGATGGCAAAACTCACCATCATTTACCTGACGTGCTGGTACGGTCTGATAAGTTACTTGTGGATGTTAAAAGCGAATTTACGTTAGCACAACAAACTGGATATACCGAAAAAGCGCAAGCAGCGGCTATTTTTGGGTTTAGTTATGCTGTCGTGATATATGACCAAACCGGCAAATTGCTATGTAGGCAGGATTATTAGGTCATGTTCGTTAAAATTTACGCGATGACTGTCGCCCAAGCCAAACAAATGGCGCAGGAACTTGCCGAAAGGCTTGGGCGACAGTTTACTTATCAACGCACTGGCAACGATTTTACCGGATACGACTTCCTGATGGAAGAGGACTCGTTGGGCCGTCCTGATTCAGATATTCTTTGACGGCAGCAACCGCGCCGATTTCTGCGATGCGCTGACGCCATGCTGCGGTAGGAATGCCAACTTCATCCCATTTGTCCATCAAAGTCAGGAACTCCAGGGTGAATTCATCTTCTTTTGTCATGACATGACCGATGTTGATTTTTTGCATACTTCCAGGGTAGCACACAAAACATACCGTTGTCAAGTGAAATGTAACCCAGCCACAACCAGCGCCAGCATAAGCGTTGCAACCCACAACCGTTTAGAGTATAGCTTGAAGTATTTGTCTTCTTCAGCATGTGACAACCCACGGCCACCAGGAAGACAAATCACGAGTATTAACTGTCCTATTATCCCGAGTGTCAGAACCAAAACCAACTTACCAGGTTTGTTCGTAAGATTCTCGTATCACTACGTCACGTTCAGCTTCTTCAAATTCGTCGTTGGCACCATGACGAAACGGTGTGGGTTCGTCTTCAACTGATCGTGTACCTTGTGCCAGCTGCTTGTTGAAAACCTGGCGTTTGCTACACGCTTTTGGGTGTCGTTTAGTAAAACGCTTTCTTTCTTTAGTGTTGTTATCAGCAGTTGCCCCACAGGTGCATGTGATTATAGAGGCGGTAGAAGAAACGGAGTTCATAACTTTTGGGCCTTTTCAATTGGTAGTGCTTCTGTGTCATCCAAATAGTCCTGGAGTCGGCTACGGTCCGATTTCATGTTTAGGAAAGCAAAGCTGGCCATAGCATCAATCACATATTTGAAGCCGATATAACCATCGATTGATTCGGCATGTATCGACATCGCAGCAGCAATTTCTGATGGGCGCTCGGTTGTATGGAACACCACCATATCTGGCTTGTGGCTTGCTATGAACTTTTTCAGAATTTCGGCGGCTCCAGCTATGTTGCGGTTTACGTCGAATTCACCTGGGCCGTTCGTGGCCCCAAAAGCCATATCGAAAACACGCAGGTCATTTTGGGCTTTTATCGGGCTGTCCGGATTGAAAAATACAGTCATATTGCCGTCACCCGCATCAAACGAATATTTTGCGTGCTGGTTCGAACTGCTAAGAACTTTGATATGAAAGTTATGAATGTTAATAGCCATTATTCTCCAGGAGGCTTGATTTTGCGGCACATTGTAAGACCTATGCCAGTACCGTTGTCACGACACGATGCAAACGTCGATACATTTCGAATATTCGCGTGTGCTGGCTGGAATCGATGCCAATGCCGTTATCAGTAACTTTGATTTCCCATCCGCCGTCATTAGTTTTGATGGCCCGAATATTTATGACGGGTGGTGTACCAATTTTATGGTATTTGATGCTGTTAATCGCAGGTCAGCTCCAACAAAACGATGTTGGAGCTGACCATTTGAATCAGCATGCAAAGCCTTTCTACAAATGCTCAAATACCCAATGGTAAGAGGCACATAAAAACCAAAACAGCCGCCACAGGAACCAGGCACCGGCAATGAAATCGAGGCCTAGTGTAAGAAAGTGCCTGGCAGCGGCATGAACAAATTCAGCGACAAGCCACACAATCAGCGCAATGATCATCCAAAGAAAAGCTGATAGCATGTTATTTCCCCACCATTCTGTTGACGAAAAGGGTGAGCAACACCATCACAAAAGCCCAACCTATCGCTCCCCCTCCGTACGTGGTGGCTATATGGTAGACCACCCAAATCCATGCCCCTGAAGCTAAACCGGCAGCGATCATAGCTTCACCATGTCCTTATAGCCTTGGGCCAACTTATCGCTGACGGCCTTCGTGTGGATGTTGTGCCGCGTAGCAGAAAGCGCGATTTTGACGTCACTGACAGTGAACTTCTTGGGCTTACCGTTGACAATGTTGACGGTCATGATTGGGTACTCAACGGCTTGCTCGTTCCAGCCCAAGATGCGAAATGTGCTGATGCCACTACGGAACTCGCGCCCAAGATCTTCGAGTTGGAAACCATGCCTGGTAGCAATGTTCTTGAAAGCCAGAGCTTCGCGGCTCATAGCTTCCCCTTCCGGTGAAACCACTGCAAATTGCAGCTTCATTTTGGCTGAAGTTGGCGCGAAGTCGCCGCCTTCGAAGCTCCCTGATAAGCCTCGTTCAGCAAGAAACGGCTCAAGATAAGCCAGGATATCCAAAGCAAGGAGCCTGACGTTGGATCTGTCAATGAATTTTGTGATTTTGGTTGCCATAGTAAAGAATCCTAAAACCATTTTACCACACGAAGGCCATGTTTGTCAAGTAGGTTTAACTGGAAGAAAAGACCTCATTACAACATCATAACACACAAATTCACGCTAGCACAATGAATGATAGATAACTAGGCTAAATATTTTACAGAGGTGCTAAATGCCGGTAAACCAGTACATCAATCCGTTTGCTGCCAAAAACGAACAGAGACTTGTCGAAAATTTGGTGGGCGAAGTCATCAGAATGTTTGGAATGATGGTTCATTATGCTCCTCGTGAATTTGTCAAACTGGACCAGTTGTTTGGTGAAGACACCCAGAGCGCCTTTAATAAAACGTACCCAATCGAAATGTATTTTGATTCGGTGAGCGGGTTTGAGGGTGATAGAAGTTTTTTAAGCAAATTTGGCCTGGAAATCCGCAAAACAGCTAATTTCATCGTGTCGCGCAGGCGGTTTAATCAAGCGGTGAAAAGTGAAGGTGCTTTCAATTTACCGATTCAAAACGTTACCGATAAAGAAGTTAGACCGATGGAAGGCGATATTATTTGGGAACCTCTCACCAACGGTATTTGGGAAATCAGGTTTGCTGAGCACGAGTCGGTTTTCTATCAACAAGGCCGCAATTACATTTGGCGCATCACAGTCGAGAAGTTCGTAATGTCTAATGAGACCTTTAAAACTGGTGTGGACGAAATCGATAAAATCGGTGCGAAGTTCAGGAACCCAGGTAGTCTCGATTTCTTGAATGACCCAATATCCGATAATGCATTCATTCAACGACAAAATATCAAACCGGTGGCACCAGAGCCGCACTTCGATGAGAAGAACCCATTTGCACCAGGACTTTAATGCCATACCAATCTCAAGAAAAACATGATGCATGGCTACAACGCAACCGTGAACGTTTGGCTGTTTATAAACAACATTATCATGCAGAGCATAGAGAGCACCTTCTCAGTCTCAAGCGAGTAGCCCACGCTGCCATACGATTGGAAGCACTTCAACATTATAGTGGTGCTCCTGAACCTGAATGTAAATGTTGCCAACACAAAATTTTACGCCATTTAACACTGGACCACGTTGTAGGAGGTGGTGGGCGGCATTGTCGGACGTTAAACATTGCAAACAGCAACCTACCTAGAATATTAAAGCGACAGGGATGGCCTGATGGTTATCAAGTGCTTTATTGGAATTGCAATTGCGCTAAAAAAGATAAAGATGCCTGTCCTCATCAAATCGGGCTAGGCAGTATGCAACTACCAAGAGAAGTGATAAAAGAGCAAACAATACGCCATTATAGTGATAATGTTTGTGCATGTGCAAATTGTGGCACGGCTGGATTTGATTTTCTAACCATTGACCACATCGATGGTGGTGGAAAACAACATCGGTCTACTGACGTCAACGCACGGCGCATTTATTATTGGCTACGTAATCATGAGTTTCCTCTCGGCTATCGTGTTTTATGCTGGAACTGTAATTGTGCACCTCGTGGAGAAGTGTGATGCAGACATTTCAACAATTTTTAAATGAACAAAACATCAACCACGACATTTATATGAAGGGCCGGTGTGCGGTGTTTGCGTTGGCTTTGTATCTTGAAAAAGGCTACGAGTTGGGTGTTTTGTGGGATATAAATGAAGACAGTGATCGCGATTATATGCCCTTGGGTGAAATAGATTATGACGCTTATGACGCTTATGAAGAACATGGTGAAAGTTATTACCCAGAAGATTTTTCGTCTATCATCCATGTTTTCTGCTACAAAATGCCTGGCATACTCGTAGATGTGAACGGGCAGACTACTAAATCTAAAATGTTGGACTGGGCCAACCATGTTGTAAGTAATGGCCCTATCGATCCTTCTTTTACTAATTCTGACCGCGATGAAGTGGAAGAGTTTATGGAACCGCAAAGCCCAGACAACCCGCATGGAGGAATGTTGGCTCCCAAGCCTGGTGAAATCGAAAAACTGAGACAATATATTCGCGCCAATCCGGATAGGTATTAACGATGCAAACATTTCAACAATTTTTAAATGAACAAAAAGATCCCAACTACACCGAATGGGGTTGGATTAAGCCTGATGGGACTTATGTATCAGGCGACGACCATCCAGAAGCCACAAACCATATCGATTTGTTGTTTCATTTGGACTTTCCAGGCGCTGATGAAAGACCGTTCAGCCGCGTTTATAACAACGCTTTCAAAAAAGGTTGGGTTCGATACTTCCGTGAAAAGAAAACTGGCGGGTCAGCGTCATTTGAGGCCAAATATGATGCCAGCATGAAGACCCTCATCAAATATCTACAAAAAGGTTTAATCCCATCTAACGAAATCCGAATTTACTTACTGGTGTCTTATCACGGCCAGGGCAGAATTCCTGATTTCATTTATACTCAGGATGGTGACCCAATGCCTGCTAAAAAAGCTCTGGGGTATGCCCGAAAAGCCGCTACAGCAATGAAACCGCTATGGGGGCAAATGCATGCTGGGGAATAAAAACTATTACAACGCGTCCATCCGTAAAGTAGCGATTGCCTTTGCTAAGCTATTTGCTGACATTAAAATAGATCGCTATCGCAACGACGGCACGTTGGCTGATACTATTGCGGTTCCGCTGGCATTTGGTTCCAAAGAACACTGGTATTACAGGCTCCAACAAGATCCAGAAGCTGGCACTCTGGACCAAACCAACGTCATGATGACCGTGCCACGTATGAGTTATGAAATCACGGGCTTGACCTATGACTCAGAGCGCAAATTCCAAAGTACAGGACGCAACTATGCTATCATCCAAAATTCCAACGGTGATTTAAAAGCCCAATACAATCCTGTTCCTTGGAATATAGGTTTTAATCTCAACATTATTGTGAAGAATGTTGACGATGGCTATAACATTTTGGAACAAATCATTCCATATTTCACGCCCAGCATCACCGTCAACATTAACGACATTCCAGAGATGGGTATTGAAAAAGACATTCCCATCATTTTCAACAGCATTTCCAGCGAAGATAACTGGGATGGCAGACTGGAAGACCGCCGTATGGTCATTCATACACTTTCGTTTACGGCCAAAGCTTACCTCTATCCAGTGATTCAGGTGGTTCCGATCATCAAGACTGCTATCACAAATTTCTTGGTGGATCCCAATCCTGATCCGGTGGTAACTTTAACAGAAACGGTGTCGCCAGTTGGTGTTTTATCTGACCAGGATTTTACTTCTACAGAAACAATTGTGGACCATGTCTAAATGAAATCTTTTAAACAATACATCAGCGAATCAGTCCCAATCGGTTCTATTGATTCAGAAGTCAGTTTCATTGTTAATTTTTTGGGCCGCAATAGCCAGATTTTTGATGAAGCAAACATTGTGGGAAGTTGGGCCGCACAACATCCGTCTAGAATGCCGGATAGACGCGGACCTGAGACGTCTGATATTGATCTAATACTAACAGCAGCAGACACTTGCCGTGATGAAGCATGGAATTCGGCAGTTGAACTAGAAAAAGAATTCAAGAAAAAATTTAAACGTCCAATTCATCTTAATATGTTGATGAAGTGATCGGAAATGTCAAACGAATCAAAATATGGAGTCGCGCATGAAATTTTCCAACAATTCCTAAATAGCTTAAGGAAACTTACATGTCAAACATAGCACAACGTAGACGGATTGGAACCACTACCGAAATTGGCACTCATACGCACCCAGCTGGAACTGTTGAGGTAGACGTCTCTAAGTCAACGATGGTAGTCCATAATGGCACAGATGCTGGTGGTGTCCCACTGGCTCACGAAGTTCATACCCACGCCAATACTACTGACAGCGTTGCCGGTTTCATGTCTGGTGCTGACAAAACCAAACTGGATTTACTTTCAGCAGAAGGTGGATACAGCACAGTAAAAAATAACAACGTTGCAGTCACCCAGGAAGCCACTATGAATTTCAGCATTGACTTTGTAGTGGCAGATAACGGCGGCACAAATGCGACCGATATTTCGATTTCACAGGCCTTTAAAGATTCACAAAATCAAATGACCGTGGCCCTCATATTGGCCTTGACTTAAGGAGCTACATAGGAATATGGCAATCAATTATAAAAATGCGCGTCTCGTGCTAACCACAGCAACGACTGACCTTTACACATGCCCAGCTTTGACCACAGCCATTGTAACTCTGTGCCAAGCAGCCAACGTAACAACTGCTGCCGATAAATTGACGGTGTCTTGGACCGATGCCAGCAATGGCAATGCCGTCACCAGGCTTGTTAATGGCACCCCAGTTGCCGCTTCAGAAGCACAAGGAGTGTTGGTGGGCAAACTGGTTCTAGAAGCCGGTGATAAAATTCGCGCATCGTGCGCAACCGTTAATGCAATCGAAATAACGGCGAGTGTAGTGGAGTTCAGCTAAAATGATAGCACGTCAAAAAATTCCGGCCAAGGTTCCCGTCACGTATAAGCAGACATATCAGTACACCGATATGACATCAGGCACTACTGCTCAAAACTTTACGTTAGTCGGTATCCCAGCGGACTGGGTGGTAACGGGCATCCGAATCCAAAACATCACAACATGGGCTGCAACCAGCTTGTCCAGTCTTCAGGTTCAAATTGGAACAGCTGCCAGCCCGTCCGCGTATGCCAACCCTTACGAGTTGACGAATAGCGTCACCAGCACCAGTGTCCAAATTTCCAGTCCATTCACTTGCCCCACCACAGTGGCCCATGATATTATTGTCAGGTTTGTTGCGACGGGTGCAAGCATGAATGCCATGTCAGCCGGTAAATTGGAAGTAACACTGAGGGTCGAGCCACTCTAAATGTCAAGACCTTCGGTCAATCAACGCATGAGCCAGGTTTTAGGCCTTGCACAACAAACAATTTCGGGTATGCAGCCAAACGAAACGGTTGAACCAGGCACCGCTGAAGTAGCTGTGGTGGCACCAACCGCTGTAGTCAGACAGCAGTCGCCCGAAATTGTATCGAGTGAACATCATGAGCAAGACATTCCAACCGATTACGACTATGCTCGTAAAACTCTATATCATTCAATTGAGCTTGGAAACGAGGCACTAGAACATCTGTTGCCATTAGCTAAGGAATCAGAAAGCCCACGTGGATTTGAAGTCACCCACATGTTGTTGAAGACTGTGAGTGAAATGGCCAAAGATTTGCTGGAATTGCATCAACGTATGGATGCGTTACATTCTTTGAAAAGCAAAAGCTCCGACGCAGGTGGCAACACCACCAACATTCAAAATAACACGGTCATGGTCACCACTGCTGATATGGTCAGAATGGCTCGTAAGGCTATAAATGCTATTGACATTAGCCCCGAAAACTAAACAATGAAAACTTGCTCAAAATGCCTCAACATTATAAGTAATTTACAGCCGTTATGCGGCCCGTGTAACAACAAAAAGGGTGTCCGTACCACAAATTATCGGACGGAGGTATAATCCCATCGCTAACCCAAATAATCCAGTTTATCCAGCCGCAATACCGACAGATTTGACCTTAATGGTTGCTATGAATAGCGGCATTTCGCAGCTTGGTGCTGACATTACCAGCAGCCAAACCACTATTGCTGTCGTGGATGCTTCTAAATTTCTGGTTCCTTGCCTCGTCAAGATTGACACTGAAATTATTAGAGTCGGTGATAAATCCGGCAACACTCTCATCAGTTGCACCCGTGGTTTCCAAGGGACAAACTCAGCCGCTCATACCAGCGGGGCTTTCGTCAAAGCTTATATTCTGTCTTACCACCATAACCAAATGGCGGCAGAAATTAAAGCTATTTGTGATGCGCTTGGCGTGAACTTGGCCAATGTCATCACAGCCACGGACCAAGCTGATGGAGAAATCGGCGGCACTTTTTACAATTTGTATCTCCAGCCTAATGGCATAACACCAGGCGCTTATGGTGCAGCTGACAAAGCCTTGATTCCCACTGTCGATGCCGCTGGCCGTGTAACTGGCATCAGCGTAGTTCAGGCAGCTGGTTCTGGTAATCGTGTTCTTCCAATTTTCTACAAAGCTGCTATTGCCCAAGGTAGCAATGCGGTTCTAGGTTTTAATTTTGCGCTGGCTTCAGCCCCTAGCGCTGTTATTGTGGCGGGAGCCAATCAAGTATATGCTGTTGCGGAATTTACTGAAGCTAATAATTACTGGGTACAAGATCATTTTACGTTGCCTGACGATTGGACCGGTACCGTTGATTTGGACATTTATTGGAGGGCTGGCGTTACAATCGGCGCAGTAACCTGGCAGATTCAAACCGCTGGTATGCATGATGGCACTGCCTCAGATATTGGTTGGAACACTATGTCTTATGTTAATGACCTGGCTGTTACGCCGGTTTTCGGCGTCAATAAGTGCACCATCAGCAACATCAACTGTGGTACCATCGCAGCCGGTGATGAGTTCTTTTTCAAATTCTCACGGTCTGCAACCGATACGATGGTGGCACCTGCTCAGTTGATTTCACTCAGGTTCAGAGTTCGCCGTAATTGGAATTTGGCTTCTACGATGGTCTAAACTAATTGCCGGTTCTGGAACAATTCGTCTTTTTTCGAAGAAGTTAAAGACTCGCCGCAACACAAACTGTCTGATGACACTTATCACCGAAAACATCATGATAAGACCAAATGCTTGTTTGTGTTCTACCTGAATACCAAGCAACGTGGGGGCTATCCAAACATAAGCCGCCCACGTTATCGGGTATGAAACGATGAGGTTGATGTTAGCTTCAAAAAAGGATGCGAGTTTCGTCTGACCTGCCATCCTATATTCTATCATGAAGCAGGTCAGACGTCAAGCGGTAAGGTTATTTTTGGTACAGTTGTTTTAGCTCGGTCACCTGGTTAAAACTGGCGGCAAACGCGCCTTTACGGGCTTCGGCTAGTCTGAGAAATGACTTATCGGCCCACAGCGTGTTGCCTAAAACCCAAGCCCCACGATGGGTCATTTCAACGTTTTCGCCCACTATCGTGATAAGCTGTCGTTCCAACATGTCGTACAAAAGTTCGTTGCTGAGATAGGCGAGTGGACAAATAGTCGCCCATCCGCAACAATCCAAAACATTTACCATATCCAGGGTGATCTCTGGCAGCAACTCAGGACAGGCAGCGGCCAGAACAGCCGCCACCCGTGCTTCGATTTGTTTTATCATATTTTTAGTGTAGCACATCAAACATGCTCGGGTCAAGCGACGGTAAGTTTGGCTGGTTCTTGAAAATAGCACTTGAAGTTGAAATTGCTAAGCCATATTACTGCATAAGTCACCGGTACACCGGCCATCAAGTCCACCGCGTAATGCTCACCCAAACCCAAAGTCGCCAGCAATGTCAACACCACGAAAACCAGGGCCAAACCACGGGTCCCCCAATCGTAATTGCGGAGTGCTTTCCAGATCAATAAAGCCCAGACTGTGTGAAGCGATGGCATTGCATTGCGAGGAATATTGATGTCGAAGTTATGGAATTCCATTTGGTTTACCCAATCCATAGGCATAGTCGTGGGCAAATAAAACGGGAATTTGTAGCTACCAAAAAATGGTTTAGGTCCAACAGCAGGATACAGTTGATAAAGAAAGAACCCCATTACACCAGCTATGCAAAGCGCAATCATGGGGTTGAAGGGCATCTCACGCTTTCCCCGGAGGTATAAAATGAACACCAATATCTCGGCCAGGGGCAATGCCGAATAGACGAAGGAACATATGTTTCTGAGCGCAGGAAATGCCACGAACCATTGGCCCACCACCGCACTAGGTTGGCATTGAAATATCATACCATCCAGCTTGAATAAAAACCAATCTATAACGTTTGGTTGGAGATATCCGGTAACGGCCAACATGAAGTTGGTGATGATAGCAAGGAGTGGGCAAAGAACAGCCAACAAAAAGTTGTCCAATTCTGATGTATCGCGGATTGCTCTAACTCCGAGCATTATTAGGCTACCCAATCCGCAAAATGCCAGGATGCCAACCAACCCATGGATACTCCCGTCTATCCCTCCATATGCCTCGGACAACATATAGGCTGAAATCACGGTGAAAATGGCTTCGATTACTCGGAATTTACCCGATGAAATGTGAATGGCAGTGGCTCCGATGATTGAGAACGCAAAGAATGGCGAAGTGGCACCACGAAACACCCAAAACACGGTGAAAATGATGGCAAGTGCAGCCACCACCGAAAGAAGTCGAGCTACGGCATCCAACTGTTTGATGGTCATTTTGATTCCTTTTCAATCCACTTGTCGATAACTGCCAACTTCGACACGGCATCACATTCGACTTCGTAACGAAGTGCTCTCAACGCCAATTCCCTGGTTGAGTACATGGGACGGCACACCTTTGTCCAACCAACGAAGTCACGAGCCTTCCATTCACCCACATATTGGCAATTCGAATCACGGGAGGCTTTTTCCACATGCAGCGAACTGGAAAACATGACCCATCCATAGACCACGGTACCAAAAGCCGGTGGCTGGACATCTGGTTCAACCTTTTCGGTGCGCACCCACGCCTTAGCTTCCCGTAGCTCGACCTGTTTTTTCTCTTTTTCAATCTTTGTCATATTTTCACATCCTGCATAACTTCAGATTCCAAGAAACGTATTTCGGCTAACGTCACCGGCTTTTGCTTGGCCAGTGTACGGCCAACTTTAGAAGCCTGTGGCAAAGGGCCACCAAATGACCGGCGAGTGCTGTTGCGACAATTATGTCGTTTTTTGGTGATGGTTATACTTTCTTCCTACGTGCATCCGCGTCAGCCATGCAGGTGCAAGCAAAGCCATCAGCACAGAATTTCTCGTACGTCATTACCGTGCCGCCTTCATGACGTGAGCCTGGATAGCGTCCTCCTCCTGATTGTAAACACGGATGTCGGCGGGGATTTCAAATGCTTGGTATTTGCGTTGGGCGGTTTCGCGGATGATAACGCGTAGGCCATTCCAAACGTAAACGAAATCAGTGGGGCTATAGGCGTAAGGCGAAGGAATCGACTTTTCGCGGGGAATATAACCGATAGGGGAATTGCCAAAACCGGGAACTTCCTGCAAAAACTGGAAGTAAGTGGTGTGAGAGCGGAGCGTTTTACCAGTGTGAATCCCATAAAACCATTTTACCACACTGAAATATTTGGTGTCAAGTATAGATGATAAATTGTGCGTGGAATTCAGCTGACTGGCGCTCTGGTATAGAGTGAGCTTTTTTCTTGGATTGTCGAGACATGCCCTTAGGCTTTTTGAGTTTGGCAGGTTTAAACTGGCGCTTTTCGAACGCCTTCCGGCATTCCTCACGCAATTCGTCGGTGAGATCGCGGTCATCTTTGATGTGGTTACAAATGCGGTGTGCCGGGAGCAAATTATCTTTTGTGTTTTTACCACCTTTGGACTTTGGGATGACATGGTCCTTTGTTAACCCTAATGGCCCAGTTAGCTCAATTATCGGATGATCACAAAGATGGCAAACCTTATTTTGGTCCATTGAATTGCTCTGAAAGGGTTGGGGTCGGGCATTATTCAATTGTATCATGTCAATCGATTTGGTGTCAAGGGCCTAAATAGTGACGGACACTCTTATGGCTATTCTTTTCATGGACGGATTCGACCACTACAACACCGCTCAAATGGGCCGAAAATGGACTTATGCGAATGGCGGCACCACCACACCAGGCCGGTTTAATGGTTTTGGTTGGATTTGGAATAACGTAGGAAGTGGCGCAGCTGGCGCTTATCAAGATATAACGAGTTCGGCAACCCTCATTGCTAGCATGGCAGTCTCATTTGATTGGGGCGATGCTACAAATCCGTTCCTGATATTTCAGGATGGCAGCAGTGCTACGCAAGTGGATCTTCGCGTAACAAGCAGCGGAGCTATCCAGATTACCAGGAACGGAACGATTTTAGACACCACCGCAGACGACACCCTAGTATTTGGCTACTGGAACTTTTTAGAATTTCGTATTACCTGCGATGCCACAGCCGGTGCATGGACCCTCAAATTAAATGGGACCACGGTATCATCGAGTTCTGGCCGCAATACGCGTGCACAGCTTTCTACTCTGATGAGCCGTGTTAGAATCCAGCCGTTCAGCTTTGCTGGTACTGGTGATTACAATAACAAGTTCGACGATGTTTACATTTTGGATACCACCGGCTCTATCAACAACGATTTTCTGGGTGAGTGCCGTATTCAAACTAATTTTCCCAATCATGACGGTTCGGAAGTTGACTTTGTTCCATCAACTGGTTCAACACACTGGAATATGGTCAATGACAATCCGTCCAATGATGATACTTCATACGATGCTGGTGGTGCAGTCGGGCAGCGTGAACTTTTCCAGTTGACACCATTTAGCTTTACCGGCAACATTTTTGGCGTCCAGTTAAATGTTACACAACGCAAGGACGACGTCGGCTCCAGGACGATTGCGGCAGAAGTTAGAATTGGTGGAACAGGTGGGACAGATTATGAAGGACCTGTCGATACCTGTTTAAGCCAATACAAAATCACTCGCAAACTGTGGCAGACTAATCCGGCCACCAGCGGTGCTTGGACTCTTTCAGCATTGAACGCAGCAGAATTCGGCATCGTGGTGAAGAGCTAGCATGATTGCCCGAGGGTTAAAGCGGAGAATGGGTTAATGGCACTCAGACATCTTGACGGTTTCGAACTCTTTAACAAATTAGGCACCACTGCTGGCCAACGATGGGATGTTGGCTCCAATGGTATATTGAGTGCTGGCCGTTATGCTGCTCGTTCTTGGGCACCAGGCAGTGGCGCAGGTATTTTCAAAACTTTGGGAGATCAAACCACTTGGTATGTTGGGTTCGCTTTTACCGGCGATGGCTCAACCAGCCAAAAATGGTTCAGAGCCAGCTCTTACAATTCC